TCTTATCTCAAGATTAACTGTATTTGAATTTTCAATCCATTCTAAAGATAAGTCTAAGTTAGCTGCTAAGTTTATGAAGAGAATTGAAAATATTCTTGAGATTGAAAAAGTTGATTACGACAAGAAAGTTCTTGCTGAAGTTATCATGAAATTCTTCCCAGATTTTCGTAAGACTTTATCTGAACTACAGCGTTATTTTGACACGAATGGTAAGATTGATGTTGGGGTAATGGCTCATATTCAGAATATTTCTGTCAAAGAATTAATGGGTTTCTTAAAAGATAAACAGTTCTCTAATATGAGAAAGTGGGTTGCTGAGAATCTAGAATCTGACCCAGCACATATTGTTCGTACAACTTTCGAATCCCTAGAAGATTATCTGCTACCTGCTTCTATTCCTGCTGCGATCTTAATTCTTGCAGATTACCAATATAAGGCTGCGTTTGTTGCGGATCATGAGATTAATATGACTGCCATGTTTACTCAGATTATGGCAGAGTGTGTGTTCAAGGAATAATTATGTCTAAAGAAAAATCTCCTTTATTCAAAATTATTGATTCGATTAATTTCGATAAAGATTTTGATATGATATCTGATTTTAACGACTCAGATTATGTTCCTTTTATGATTAATAAAGCGATGAGTATGGGGATTGATACTCATCTCTCTGCCCAAGAAATGAATATTCATCCCTTTTTAGATAAAACTCTACAATATAAATATTATCTATATGTAGTTCGAAAGAAGAAAAGATTTGTTCCTTGGGCTAAGAAATTACAAACATCTGATAAAGCAAAAATTATAGCTGAATATTACGATATTTCTCTTAGAAAAGCCAAAGAATATGAATCGCTTATTTCTTCTCAAGATCTTCATGATATGAGAATATATTTAGATAAGGGTGGGATCGTGAAATCGAAATCAGATCCCAAGAGGAATAGTGATGAATGATAGAATTCAGAATTTAATTGATTCTTTTATAGAAATTAATTTAGCTTCAGAAGAAGCGTTTTTGCTTTGTAAGGAAACTCTTACACGAATTGGAATTGCGTCTAATAAAGATAAAAAGTTATACCAATCTTGTCATATCCTTCATAAGAAAGGAAAGTATTATCTAGTTCACTTCAAAGAATTATTCGCATTAGATAATAAGGCGAATGAACTTGATGAAACTGATAAAAGTCGTAGGAATACGATTGCAAAATTGTTACATGATTGGGGATTATGTGAGGTAGTCGATTCTCAATATATCGGAGAAGATGTCGAAACAGGAAAGAAGATTTTTAAATTTCCAAATAAGATGTCAAATTTTGGTCCAATCAATAAGATCAAAATTATTCCTCACTCAGAAAAGAATAATTGGGAACTTGTTGCGAAGTACTCGATCGGGAAGAAAACATACTAAAAAGATTGGGAGGCCAAAAGCCTCCCAAATTCATTTTGTTATTTCTTCTTATCTATTTTTGATTAAGTCAATGTCCTTTAATTAGTATTCATAAAATTAACATTTTCTATTTACTTTTTACAATATATCCCAGCTTACCGTCTACTCTGTTTGTCTTATATCTTGTTCCAGATTCAATTAATACGTTTGTGACTGCATCTGACGGCCATTTTGTATCGAACTTCGAGAATGTAACAACCCCAGATTTTGCTTTTGCTTTTGTGTAAATCTGAATTACAGTTCCGTTTAATAGCATTGATGCTACTCTACTAAATTGAATATCTTCTGTTTCATTAATATAAGCACAAACAGATTTCGCAACACCAGCGATTACATGATAGTATGGATCTGGTTCTTTTCCTGCACCTGGTTTGATAGAATCTCTCATCTTAATGATATTTGATGTTAACTTCACACTCGAATTTTTCTTCAAGTTTGTGATATCTTTCTTTTCTTTTTCAGATATCAATCCTAAATGCACACCAATTAGAACTGGTGCCATTTCTTGGTTCTCTTCAGTAACAATTCTCATGATCTCAATTTCTTTTTGATATTCATCAAACATATCTTTATCTTTATAATCTTTGTAAATCTTATATAGATTAGTTACAGATGCTTTTGCTGATTGTGCAGCAGAACCAAACTTAGAAGAAATATTTACTTGTTTAACACCAGATGTTAGATAAGAATCGTATAGACCTTGTGTAACTCCAGTTGGAAAGTTAATCTTAAATTTAGAAAGATTAGAAGTTCCTACTAGAACTTTAAGACCATCTCCTGCATTTCCATCGTATTCACCAGACATTAATGCAATTGGTTGTAAGATTTCAGCAAAATAATTTGTGACACCAGTTTCACTTAATCCATCCAGTGTTACTGGTGTCTTTGGATAACCAAATTTAATTGTTTCTTGAGTTGCTAGATATAGAGGTGATCCTTTTCCAAAAGCACTTTCTACTTGTTTGAGAATATCATCCGGAGTGAGATTTTCCAGTCTACTCAAGAAATCAGTTGGTTTCAATCCAGATTCTTCTTTTGCAGTTGCTTTTGATTTGTATTCAAAAAATCCAGGATTAGAATTTTGCCAAGCCTTTGTTCCTGGTTTAACCCACTTACCGAAAAGAAGTTCTTCTCCAGCAGAATTCTTAAATGTTGCAACTCCTAAGGAAGTTAGATTAGATAGTGGTTTATTCACAAAAGTAACAGAATCTAGATCTCCTTCAAAATCATCTTTTGTTGGAAAGAATTCTACGCTTACAAATGCGATAGGAGATTTATCTTTATCAACGAAAGTTTCGCCTGGTCTTCTATTTGTAAGACCTTCTCCTTCTACTATAAATTGTTTAAATGAATACATTATAGAGCCTCTATTTTGTAATATGAATACGATAAGGTTAAATCAGTTGTAATCGGTGTTACATCTGTTATTGATGAGTCATATGTTAGCGGGGAAAGAGCCGTAGGAAAACAATCAATAAATTTAATTCTAACAATAGGATTCTGTTTATTAGAAAGAATAGTCAATATACCATCCGAATATATATTTTGTTTTGGGGTTTTTCCGCCTTGTGATGTCCATGTTTTATATTGATCCAAAGATTCCGGATGACCCAAACCTACCATCCAATTGAATATTTCTATGTAATTCGCCAGATTTTCCTGGACAATAAAGTTGATTGTGAGTGGATCAAATATTAACTTATCCCCTGGACGTTTAATGTCAAGAAATGGTGTTGGTTGTATTACTTCTCCGAATGTAACTCCTGGTAAAGTGACGGAGTACGTCCAATATACCGTATTTGGTAGCTTATCGAATTGAAACTTATATAGAGCACTATTGGATTGATCTAGAGATGAAGGGACAGTTGACATAAGATTATTTATGATTCCTCTATTTTTAATCTAAGAATATCTTCTCCCCGCCAAATTCGATGAAAGATATCCTTTGGTATAAAGATATCTTCCCCGATTATTAATTCTTTAGGTAACTCGTTATCAAACTGTATTTTCCAATTCTTACCAGATACAATAGATATTTTTCTATCTTTCTTATCTCTATGCCAAACAAGTTGGGATTCTTCTACTTCTGGAGAAAATTCTCTGAAGAAGGAATTAACTGTTATTCTATTATCTTTAAAAGTATCCATAGTTCTCAAATATAGATCAATTTTATCTGTCATTACCAAAATATATTCCTATTTCCACCAGATAATCCTAAAGATTTTGAGAATCTTGGGATACGACAAGACCAGTATGATGGTTTAGTCTTATCAGTTCTTTCTTTGCATTTATGTCTTGCAGCAAACGATGCTCTTGCTTTTGGATCATTGATTTTAACTTTCAGACCAGAAGTGTCACCGAATTGAACTTTAATGATATTACCTTTATCATTCTTTACATACACATAGAATTTCTTTCTGCCACCACGCTTTGGTTTATCTAATTCTACATCTTGACCATTATATTCTGCTTCGGCGATAAAAGGTAAATCTAGAGGAACTTCTTGATCTTCGTAGATCCCAAACTTACCTATATCAGAATCTAGAAAATCTTTTTCTTCTTCAGTTAATTCCAAATCTGATTTTCTATACTCTTCTATTAGTGCAAAATAACCTTCTGATCCATATCTGAATATAGAATCGTACACAGGAATTTGGTTTTCTTTATGATATTCTGTGGCTTCTTTTAGAAGAAATGATTTGAAAGATTGCATATAGAACTATTTATAATAAATACATTCTATGAGAACTTGGATATATGAGAACAAAGAATACGTTGAGATGAATCCAATTTATTTTGGATTCATATACATAATCACAAATGAGATTACCGGAAGAAAATATATCGGAAAGAAGCAATTTAATTCTTATCGATCAAAGAAAGTTAAAGATAAGAAGAGAAGAAAACATTTTGTTTTAGAATCCGACTGGAAAGATTACTGGGGATCTTGTGAAGAATTGTTAGAAGATATCCAGAAGTTTGGAGAAGAGAACTTTAAGAGAGAAATTTTAAAGTTATGTAAGACGAAAGGTGAACTTACATATTCAGAAGTTGAATTACAAATAAAAGCCGATTGCCTTACTGCTTTAGATGAGAAAGGCAATCGGCTTTATTATAATTCTAATATTATGTCTAGATGGTTTTCTAGAAAAACCCAATAATAAAAATAGAAATGATTAATTTATCTCCAATTTGGTCCTTCCCACCAACCAACTAAACTATATCTAGTACCTTTAGTAACTGGTTGCAATTCGTGATGAACTAAACTAGGGAAAAATATTACAGTTCCTTGTTTTTTAATTTCAGTTGAATCCGGAATAGAAGAAACATAATGAAATTTGAAATCTCCACCTTCATATTCGGATGGATCGCTTAGTTGTATAACGAATGAAATTTTTCTTTCTGTGTCAGCTTTACTAGGCCACATTACATCCTGGTGCATTTTATATTCTCCAAGATACGAACTATCGTATTCGGTAAACTGTAATGGTGGTAGATGATTGTATCTAACATCAAACCAATCATCATTACTTCTTTTTGTCATTTTCTCTATTTCGTTGAATATAGAATTCCAATATCCCTCATTTCTTATCCATATCACTTTACT